CATCCATTAAATCAAAATCCATTATAGGTAAAAAGTTAGCAGTCTGAGATTCTAATTGAGGTATCTTTAAAATGGACCCATCAGTATCTACCATAAAGCCTTTATCTTTAATAGACTTTAATGCTGAGGTTCTAGCGCGACTATAGTTATTATAAATATCATTAGCAATTTCTTCAGTAACATTATACTTTGCTGCAATTTTTCTTAAAGCAGTACCTTCTAAAGCTAAGGTTGCTTGGAATTTTAATTCCGGTGTAGAAGCAGCTAAATATGGATCTAGTAAAGATTTACTTTCGGCTGGTGTTAGATTAAGTCTTTTTTCTAATCTAGAAACGTTAGCAATAACTTCTCTATAAGAATCTGGATCATTAAAATCCACTAATCCTGCTGGGCGTTCTCCCGCTAACCAAGAAATCTTTTGATACATTTTATGAAAAGGGGTAGGTTGGAATACCTCAACTTTAGGAGCACCTACTGCTTGATCATAGAATTTAAGAGATCTTGATTTGGCAACAAAGTCTTCAACGCCTTGTAATACTTTACCAGTAGTACGAGTTAATGCACCGCCAGCCTTACCAATCTCCATTAGATCAGCAAAGTATTTATCATTTGCTGCTAAGGATCTATAGTTAGCTAGTGCCTCATCTGTTACTGCTTTATTGTCATTTAAAAATGGAAGCATACCTGAACCGTCAGGAGCAGCAAATAGTTTAAACTCATCAACTGCTGATAGTTTACCGCGCTCTGCTTCTAAAGCATCAGAAATGTATGCTCTTTGTAAACGTAAATCATCTAGGGCCTTTGGATCGCCAAGTGATGAACGAAGAATAAGTGCCGTTTCATCTATATCTACTGAATCACCCAATAGATGTGCGAGTAATCCTGGGTTAGATGAAGACTTAACCATAGGATGAGATAAAGCATAGGTAGAGTTGTTATCTGTAAAATCTTTTAATATTTTAGTAAAACGATTATCTACGCCATATTGTGCTTTAGTAATTTCTTCTGCTGCTTGAGCAACCATATCAGCATTTTTTAATTTACCAACACCAAGTGTACTTGCTTTAGCGGCTTGTATACCTTTAGCGGCACCAATAGTAAGATCGCCAAATATTTGTGTAAAAAAATCAATAGTTCCTGAACCTGCTTTACCCCAAGCGCTATTCTTAAATGCTGCTTCGCGTTCTCTTGGGTCATAAATATTAAATTGTGGATCATAAGACATTCTACCTGCTGCAATACCGCCACCAACAACTGCTTGACCAAGAGATATTTCTTCAGCACCTTTATATGCTTTCTTCCAAGCATTAGGATCAAAGAAGTTAAACAGTCCACCTTCTACATCTCCCATTACAAGTTGGTAGGTAGTAAATGGTTCCCTAATTACTTCTTGATTTGCTTTATATAAAAACTCTCCAGCAGCAGCAACACCTGGTACTTTGTAAATTGCACCACCAGCAGAAGCAAATGGTTTAACTACATTTTTAGTTGCTTCACTTGCTGCAGTTTTAAAAGGTTTAATAAATCCATTGTATTCATCATCATCATTCCAAGGAGCAGTTCCTACATCCCAAGCAAAACGAGCTGGAGCAGTTACTAATCCTGCTACCTCTCCGCCAAATTTAAAAGCATTTTTAGCAGTAGTAGATGCTACATCACCGATTCTGTTCCATACACTCACAACTGATCCCTTAATTGTCTAATAGCTTTACGAGTCTCTGGTGATGTATTGGGTAGATCTGAAACGTAAGCAAGTACTGGCATATAAGATGAAATTGCTGCTCTAAAATTTGTATCATCTGGTTGGCGCATAGCAAGTGCTTCTGATCCTGCACCATCTCCCATATCAATACCATTAGTAATAGGTTCATCTGGGCGTTCTGTTGGAGCGAATAATGGAGTAACTGGTGCTTGCACTACCGGATTAGCAGGTCTTCCACCTACATTATCTGCAATGCCACGAGTCTTTGACTTAGGTGCTGCTGTATTAAGTGCAGCAGTCTCGCCGCCTTCTCCGTATGATGTTGAACCTAAACTCATATCTGTTCTCTTGGAGAATTTACCTGGGCCTGATGCGCCAGCTAATGGACCTCTTGCCATTATTCCTCCTTTAAAGTTTCTAAGTCTTGCGAAAATTGTTGCCAGATTTTTTCTTCTTGGCTTTTCTGAGTTGAATTATAGATAGCTAATTGGTGCAGATCATCTGCAAGTGCTTCTATCACTGATGTTAAATTTAAAAAGAATCCTGATACTATTACTAGATAATCAGACAGTCGCACTGGGCGATTAAGATTGTTATCGTTATTCACCCAGTACTCCCGTCTTTAAAATAATTACGCCTTTGTTCCTTTGCGACCTGCTGGTGTGTAACCGAACTCAACTTTTCCACCTGCTGGCTTAGAAGTATCCTTCTTGCCTTCAACTGGCTTTGCCATTGGTGCTGCTGCTCTTGATCCCTTATTCATTATTCACCTCCCTTGTTATGCTGCTCCGCCAATAGAGGCGAGTAGTTGTGCGATATCAGGTCTAGGTCCAGCAGCAGGGGCCTCTCCGCTTTGTTGTTGTTCAGTTGGCTGCGAGGCAGGAACGGGGGCCGTTCCTACTGCTGGAATACTAGATTGTTCTGGAAGTGCCGGTGCTGTTGGTGCTACTGGCTGTGGTTCTGGTGCAAATGCTTTTTCTATAATAGTTTCTAATTGGAAACCTTTTTGTCTGCCTTGGATTACTTCGGCAATTCTCGTAATAATTTGAGATGGGTCTTGACCTTGGGCAGCAAGTGCGGGAATAGCTTGTGCATACTGAGCAACAGCAACCCTAAGAGAATCACGCATTTCTTCAATGTCAACTCTTTGTTCTTCTTGCGTAACATTTAACTCCATTGGTATTTCTCGGCGAACATAATCACGGGATACTAACTTATCGCTACGCATTTGTAGTAATGCAATGATGGCACGGTTAGGATCCATACCAGACATAATGCCGTAACGTACATCTACGCCATACTCGCCTTTAATATCACGAGATGGTGTGTACTTCATTGTATAAGGTGTACCGTCATCGGTTCCCTTAATAGTCTTGGTCATATTACCAAAGACAACCTCATCTACTTCAAAGCAAAGTGAGGTTAACTCTTGGAACAATCTAGCAAACTGCGCTTGTGCTGCTTTAACTTGTGTATCAAAGCCAGCTTGTAATGCTTGTACTCCACGACCTGTAACAACAGAGGCATCAATATTACCTGAACGAGATTCAGGGTAACGAGAACCTAATCTTAACTCACGCTCTAGTACGCCTGACTCTGTAAATACTCCTGCTGGTAGTTCTAGTGGAACTCTACGAATACCTTGTGGATTAGCAGAACGCATAATCGCATCAGGTCCTAGTGCTAACTCCTGTACATCTTGTGGAATAGCAATAGGTGCTTGAATAGATTTTTCTGCTGCTTGGATCTGCAATACTGCAAAGCGAGCACGGGCTAATTGTACAGATAGAACATCATCAAACTGTCCACGAGCTTCACCATCTAAAGATGAACGAAGTGCAACTCTTGCTAAACACTTACCGACTGGGTTAGGTGTATTAGATAAAACTAAGTTATTACGCTCTGGTATAAAAATTAAGTCTTGATCTTTGTCGTGGTATCTAACAATAGATAGATAAGGGGAAGCGTAAGAATAAACTGTCTTTCCAACTATTTGATCGTAGAACTCAGGATACTGGGAAGCGATACTCTCAGCATCAGATGCAATGATCTGTGATATAGATAGGCAACGACCAAAGCGGTCTACCTCAGGGTATACACCAAAAGGATTTAGTAAACGGATACGAGGATTGTTTGTCTCATAATCCATTTCAATCATTGCTGGCAATAGACCGTAGGTATTAAAGTAATCAGCACCGGTATACATCTGGATCTGTAGATCAGAAGATGCTACATAGTAATTAGCAATACGAGTTCTAGTATCAGCAGCACGGCGTTGGGTATCAGATACCATATTGGTCGCTGCACAGTTAAAGGATGGCAGTGGTGCCATTACCTCTGCTAGATCACGAGCAGCTACATCTACAAAGTTTGCAACTAAAGGCTTTGGGTAATCCTCTGAGAACATAGCAGGATATACTTTTGATATATCACCTTGGCGCACAGAAAGAACATCGCGCATACGCTGGTCTCTAGCTGCATAGCGGTTCTTCAACCGATCTATCTTTGAGACTACCTCTTTAGTTGATAACACTATTTGTCCTTACTAAAATTAATTATTTCTTCTTTTTTAATTTACCTAGTGTTCGGGTAGCTTCAGCAGTACGCTTCTTAGCAGGTTCGTATCTACCGCCTCGTGGGTTTCCATATCTATCACGAAAATCTGTTTCAACTTTAGCAGAGGATGTTCCCCTTTTTCCTGAAGCTGCTGCTGATGCAGTTTCTCTTGTTTGTTTTACAAGATTTCTTGTTGCTGCCTCTATTTTATCTTTTCTATTTTGAACGCCAGAATCTATATTTTTTCCAGCTAAACTGTTTCCAGAACCTCCTGGTACTATATTTTTATCAACTACAGTACGACCAAGTGTTCCAACTGCGGTTACAATATCGCGAGCTTCACGAGCAGTTA